TGAAGCAAAAATAATGGCAGAAGAAAATAAAGATTTAAGTGTAGAAGAAGCACAAAAAATCATAGAAGAAAATAAAGGTGTCAATGGCACATCATTGCCAGTAGAACCAGTAAAAAAAGTTGAGGCAGTAGATGAAGATAACCCTCAAGAGTAATATTTATCTTAATAGACTAGATGATAAAGAAATAAAAAAATTATTATTCAACAATGTTATACTGCCTATAGGGAGAGCAGCGAAAAATAAAGTCGATAATGCTTTTAGTGGTAGAGGTATGGGGGTAGATATATACGGAGAACCATACGAACCTTTAAATCAAAATTATATGGATTGGAAAAGCAAACAAGGTGGAGCAGACAGAACTATGGTAATGTTTGGTGGCTTGAAAGGTAGTATTAAATTAAAAACTAACCAGGATAAAAATACTGTTAAAGTTTTTTCTAACATTAGAAAGAATTACGGAAGAAAGCATTTAACGGGTGGTGGGGGATTGGAAGAAGTTGTTAAAATCCGTAAGTGGTTTTTTACGGAAGAAGAAGCTCCAATACTACATCTGGACGATAGACTACTCAAGGACGATTTTGACAAAGCATTCATTTCGTTAGAGCAAAAATTAAGATCACGCCTAAAGGGAAAGATGCGTATAATTAAAAGCATCGATAACATTAAAGTAAAATGATAAGCATAATAAAAGACATTTTCAAAATGATTAAAGAGATACTTAGTATATCTAAAGCCAATAATGAACTTTTGGGTTTTATATGTAAACGAATTGCTCCTCCAGAAAATATAGAAAAAGCATATTTAGATGTTGATGTAGATGATTTTATGCAGACTTCATTAGAAATGTCTGAGATATTCGAAAAATATGATGTTATGCCTGACGAGTTTGGGATTTCATAGATTCTTCCCTCTCGATTAATTCTTCCAACCACTTTCTTCTTTCATTATTCGTAGGACGCTTAGCTGGTAATGGATCTAACCCTACTTTTTTAGCTCGTTGTAATAACGCATATCTATTGGCTCTATCCTCTCTACGCTTTTGCCTATAAGGTTTCTTGCCTTTCTTTATATTAGCTACTGCTTTCTTTTCATCTTGTTTTCTTTTTAAAGGTTTGTCGTTTATGGGATTTCTTTTCGGAAGTATATCTATAGCTTGTTGCACTTCTTCGTCTTCTACGTCTATTATTTCCGCAGCGTCTATTTCTGTAGCTTTTAAGAACTTCTCGAACGGACTATCTACTGTTACGTTAATATTTTTAACTAGCTTACCTGAATGTTCTAATACTAGACGCCCTGCCTGGACATTTCCCTCAACAGCTTCACGAACCATACTATTTAATACCATAGGCAGTTTAGCGTTAAAGCTAATCATATACTTCTTATAGTACATTTCCACAAACCTGTCATCAGCAAACCAATTATGAATTGTTTGGGGTGTCATATTTAACTCGCTTGCGAGTTCGGTTTTATTTAGCTCTGGATTGTTAATCAATAAGTCTATAGCAGCCATTTGATTGGCTTTCTTTAGTTCGATATTACTCATCGTCCTTGTCCTCTATATTTTTTCTTATAGTATTTTTTGGATAGCTTTGTTCCTCTCTTGGTATTATTGCTATTACCTTGTCGAGTTTTTTTTGCTCCATTTGAACGTCGTTCCTGTCGCTTTAGATTCTTCATTTCTTAGGGGATTCCTTCTTGCGAAATACTTTTTCCCACCTTTTCTCCCACTCTTTTTGAGAAATACCTATTCTCGGCTTGTCGCCTTTACCAGCTCCGTTGGGTGTTTTGTATATACTATCTTTTACCATTTAACTTTGTTAGCCCAGTACGCTGCTGACATTTTTCCCCTAGCTATATTCTTGCGATGTCTAGCTTTAAACGATCTACGTCTTGCTTTCTGTGCTGCTGTTTTTGGTTTCTTACCAGCACCGCTAACGCCTTGTTGTCCAAAACGAATGAGCTTAATCTTACTGCCAGACTTTGCCAGGACAGCGTGTGATTTCTTTGGGTGCTTAGGCGTTCGCTTAGGTTTGTTATATCCTCTAAAGCGTTGCCCTCTGTAAGTAATTGCCATTATTTTTTCTTCTTTTTCTTTTTAGGTCGCCCTACTTTTTTACCGTATGTTCCTTTTCCTCTTGGCATAACTATCTCCTCTTTTTTTTAAATTTATCTTTTGGACATACTCTAATATAATCTACTCGATTTGATTCTAACGTATACCCTTTGTGTAACCCACAATAAGTTAAATCTCCTCGCTTTGCAGCAAAAGAGCATTTTTTTTGGATAAACGAACAATAGTCGAACATTTATACTAATCTATGTCTAATTCTTTGTATAATTTGCGATCTGTCATTGAACTTTTACTATTTATGACAAACTCTGGCTTAGATAACAACCTTTCTACAAGGAATTGTTCACCTTCGCACAAGCATAATTCTAGTGGATCATCAGCCATACGCTGTTGCACTTCAAATACTTTATCGCATTCTAAACATTTATAATCATATCTCGGCATACACACAATTTAATATAAAATATGCTATAAATACCAATAAAAAGGGCAAATATCTTGGATTCGTTGTCTAATAAAAACACGACAAAAATCAGAACCTTGTATATCTCTATAAGTCTAACAATATTAGTCGTTTACGGGAATATTTTAAAACATTGATTCTTAAATATAGAGTATTAAATTATTACTATTTATACCTAGCGATAGTCGTTTACGATTGCTTTGCAAGGATTGCTATAGCTAGTGACGAATAGGTTCTAGTCCGCTTACTGGGGGTAAGATATAAAAAACAAGCCAACAAAAAAGAAATATTTCTAGGATATACTGATTGATAAAGGTTAAAAGGTTGTCCCTGCTTTGGTTCTTTTGTGCTTTGTATAGATCAAGGTGTAAGGTTGATAGGGTATACAATCAAATAAACACTAAATAAAAAATATATAGAACATAAAGAAAATGTATTGACAAGATGAAAAAAATTAATTAAGTTAATAGCAAAAAGTTAAATTAACGAAAGGGTTAAAAATGAAATATCAAGATAGGATTTTAAACAATGATCTTACAATCAAGGAATTAAAAGAAAATGAATATTTAATGTTAAAAGCTATTGGGTCGGATAAAGTAGCGAAAGATTCTCAAGTATGGATAAAGGAAAGTAGTTCATATTGTAGAGAATCAAAAAAATATATTATTACTAATTGTGCGGATCATAACAAAACAAAATATGTTGACGGATCTAAAAAAATCTTTACTAGTTTTACATATTAAACAAATACAAATAAGAAAGGGTTAAATAATGAACATAAAAAAAATAGTAAATAACACATCTAATATAGTAACATATTCAGCATTGATTTTAATGGTGTTTCCAATATGTGAAATTGCTCAAGTAGTTGTAGAGTCATCAAGCAATAGATTTATTTTTATTGATAATGTAGCTCTAAGTAGTAGATTTTTCTTCAATGGGCTTATGCCGTTTTTATTTTTATCATATATTTTTTTAATATCATCTTACATATCATTAAAAACAAACTAAACAAATAAGAAAGGATTAAATAAAATGAACATTAAACATATCAAAGACATTAAAGATACATTAATATATAAAAATTCAGCCGTTGAATCTCAACAAAAAGAATATTTAAATAAAGATCTTTTTTCTAGTGCTAGAGAAATAAATAAAAGAATTGAAAAAGAAGAAATGAACATTAAAACAAAATCATTTATTAAATATTTCGAACATATAGCACAAACAAAAGAACAAAAGAGAAAGGAAACAATTAAGACAATACAAGAAACTACTTTTGTTGTTTGCTTGTTTACCGCTTTTTACTTTTTGCTTTTATTAGGATCAATTTGAAATGTTACGACGTTGTAACCCATGGAATTAAAATTAAATTGTATTAGTTTTTATTGTGGAATTAAAACAAAGAAATAAAAGAAAGTTTTGAAAACATAGAATTATGTTTAAAGATAGTAAGAACATGGAAAAAGAAAAAAGAATTAATTTAAAACAACAGAACTCACAAACAAACAAAGGAAAAAAAAATGAAAGACAATGTAAGTATATATAAATTTCGTGATACTATGGTAAAATATGGTTTTAGCTATCACGGGGCTACGGCTCTATATGAATATTTAGAGCAATACGAAGAAGAAACGCAACACGAACTAGAATTAGATCCTATTGCGTTTAATTGTGATTTTACTGAATACGAAAGTGAAGAAGAACTTTTATCTGAATATGATGATTGCAATACATTAGAAGATATTGAAGATAATACTACTTT